GTACACATTGTTCCATATCAATTTCTGGACCGCGGCTTGCAATTCTTGGTTTCATGATTTCTCCTGTAAAATAGTATTATACACAATTTAACTGCGTTTGTCAACACCTATAAATATTCCACATGAACGTTTCTTTTGAACTACAGCGTAACTATATCTACACATTGAAATTGGATCTTCCTTGGACCAATGACCAAATCGTAACCGAACTGACTCAGGAACAATGGACACCAGATGAAGCTGGGTATGCTCAAAACGCATTTCCTACCCGTTTTAGACTACGCACAGTAACACAACCTATCCTGCGACAGATTGAACAGTATGTGGAGCACGGCTCTTTCAAACGTGACCTGATTGATCTCTTATGGTCAACCAATTTTCCAGCTGTATGGGGAGTCGATGCTGATAGAATGGATGCCATGACCTTTATGTACGGAATCTTTACCAAAGATTGCCCGGGTTACTTTATACGTCCACATACCGATGATCGCATGCATGTGTTACAGGGAATGATTTACTTTATTGATGGCGACGACCCGGACCAAAGTACCACAACCTACACTACTTTTGAAGGTGATAACCCCCTGCGCATACCCACAGGATCTGGAGTAGGCTACTTTGCTGCCAATACCAACACAAGTTGGCACGCAGGACAAAATGCCTCCACCCTGGACCGCTACAGTATGGTATTTGGTATTAGATTGAATCTCTAACAGGTGCGTGTGCTTGGTGTTTGGGTCTAGTAACAAAGGTCTGGCGCACGGCCTCAAATCGAGCCCATTCTTCGGGAGTGATTACAGTTTCATCAATGCACTTGCGTATGCGATCACTGTGATCGATCAATTCTTGTATGTCGGCATTGTATTTGAAATACTGAGTAATTTTTTTAGTATCGTATGCATCCATGATGATATGATAACGATCTTGATCTGAGTCGTTACGAATCTGATGCCAATCATTTACCCAAACCATGTAGGCCTTGCCGGGTTCCATGTAGAGATTTGTGCCGTTACTGATGAACACACAGGCAGGATTGGTAATTAGGGGAACATGTATGCGGGCCATGTATTCACCGTCATCAGCATCCTTGTGTACCAGGCTCTTGGCGCCAGCCCGTAAACAACTCACACGCACCCTGCGTGGATATAATCCCAGCTGTTCAAGTTGTGTGACCAGGTCAGCAATTGAACCTTGGCAGGCCTGGGTAGGGTTCTTGTGCTCCATGCTTGTGGCAATGTTAAAAAACTTCAGACTCTTGTAGTTATTGTCGTTTTTGGGAAAGTATGTTTCCATGGCTTCGCCTTCGTCGTTTTGGAAGAAGTCCCATCCGTCCTGCCAGTCGCCGGTGCGTGAAGTGATTGACCAACCACCAAAGCCATGATAAGCCGGTGTTTCATATTCCTCACCTTGTATGACCTGCGCACCCAAAGGAAACACATATTTTTGTACATCAGCCAGCAACTGCTCGTAATCAAATTTGACAAAGTCTAGTTCTTCGTAAAACATCGTAACACCTTTTTATTTAAATTGAACCAGGTTAAATCGGTTTAGCACCTGCAGATAGAAGAATCCTAGATCGAATTCACCTTTACTTATAGCGAAGTTGCATTGCCTACTATCTTTGTGATGGTTGTTGTGTAACTCTTCTCCAGCGCACAGTACACCCATGGGCACAACATTACGAGTAAGGTCGTTGAGCTCGAAATTTTTGTAGCCAAAGGAATGTCCAAACACTGTTATGGTTGTGATCGACAACAGATTCACAACAAACAGGTGTATGAACCATATCAACACACCTAGCCCGCCAAACAGTACAGTATTGATCAACAGCAACACAACAACTCCCAATCTAGGATATCTATCAACAAAGGCATTGGTATCAACACCGCCGTAGCGTTGACAATCCTGATCAGATACCTGTATCCGATACCACCAAAAGAAGTTGGGTACCAGGCAGTTGGCCAACAGGTTCCAAAAGCCCCATCTGGGTGTGTGCGGATCACCGGGTGTGTCAGACAGGGCATGATGTTTTCTATGCTGCACAACAAATTCCTTAGACACTGTGCCAAACAGCAACCAATACAGGACACGCATGACCTGTTCTGTGCCCGGAGACAAATGATACTGTTGATGTATCACATAGCGGTGCATGTATATGGAAGCCAGCACACAACCAAGATGAATGGTCACAAGGGTATAGATTAAGATCAACATAGATGCGCTAGGATTTCCAAGACCTGTTCGTATTCTAACATGTTGGTGGATACTTGCAAAAACTTTCTTGCCTGCAGATTATCAGAACTGACTCCGTGTATGACCTTGCCGTTGAGCACATACACATCACCTGGTTGTGCCCGAAACGACGCAATGGGTTTTAAATCGTTCATGTTGTACACATGTCCATCGCCGTGGTCAGCATAGGTCAATCTTTCACTGCCGTCTCGGCTGGTGTAGAATGTAGTGACATAGTCGCCTGTTTCTATATAAAAATTAATGTTGACCTTGTCAACAATGTCGGTGTGTGGCGGCACATTGGCAGTTACATCAACAAAGGACGTGTAAAAATATTGACTGTAGTCGCCCAAGGCAGCTATAAAAGCGTCAGCTGATGCCGATGCCACGTCAAAGTACTGTATGCGATTGCCAGCTGTGTCCAGATCAAATTCTATCTGCTTGCCTAGAATTTCAAAATCAGTGACTACAGCAACGGAAAGTTGTTTAAACGGAGAATGATCCATACTGGCGTAAAGATTCATATACTTGTTCGTAGGGTAGATGGGTAGTGAAACTCAAGGCTTCTCTGTAGTTGGTCTTGGTGAGACCTTCTACGCTGTGTATCTTTCTAATATTCAAAAGATATATGTCATGCTTTCTAGCTGTAAACTGGGCCACTTCGGTCAGATTATCAATCTTAAAACTGCACTGACACTCACCAGCACAGAACTTTTCTACTGTGCAATCGGCACATGATACCGGCTTGGGCTTCTCAAACTCGGCGGCCCGCACATCGAAGAATCTGGTTGGACAGTTGTTTTCACTTAGATACAAGTTTATCCTGCAACCTATTTCCAGATCCACGTGTGGATGCGCATTGTCGCCAATGAATGTCATGTAGCTTAGATGAAAGTCCTGTTTCAACTCGTCAGGCAACAGAATATTTCTGCTGAGATCAGTGGTGTAGTAGCGGGTCCAACCGCCGCCACACACATGTTGTTCGCCTAGGTTCTTGAAGTTTTCATACAGACTAGGACTGATGCTGTCTAGTTTGGTATAGTACGGGTTCATGCCGCAGTGTTGGCCTCGGCCAACTTGGCTTGAAACTCCAACATGGGTGTGAGATCTAAACCTTCGGCTGCAACGCGATCCGCTGGCTCTGGTATGTTGTAGGCTTCGGCCCAGGTCTTGTACAGTTTTACAACTTCACTTGGCGTGTAGTCAATACCTGCATGCGGATCTTTAAGGGCTTCGTAGAACTCGTGTCCGTACACAATGTAGTTGATCAAGGCATCGCCGGGCATGAGGAATACCTTGGCAATGACTTCTGGATACCGGTGGCACATTTCAAAGAAACTGTTGAGTTCTTCCTGATTGAGATTGTACACGATGCCACCGATTTCGGTATCCAAAAAGTACTTGACGTACTTGTTGTAGTCGTCGGCATTAAAATTGTCTGGTTGTTTGTTTAAAATATCACTCATAGGTCCTTAATCCTTTTCATTGAATCTATATAGCTTTTCAGCATATAGCGATCTTTGCTGTTTTCAGTTAGTTCATGTGTGAAACTGGTAGTGAGATTCACACGAGTCTTTCCCTGATTTGTTTCAACTCCGTGCAACATGTAGGCTGGAAAAAATATCAAGTCGCCAGTGGCTGGAGTAATCGTTTTAATTTCAGTACGGTGTTCACCTACCCGTCCTGTATCAACATAGTAAAATGCACCACCGGCATCGGGTGCTTGTATATAGTAAGTACAGGCAATGGATGCATCTGGATGCGCATGAAGTTCTATGCGTTCACCTGCTACATTCACATTCACCCAGCTCTTGGCCGCTACAACCGTAGCTTCCTGTCCTGCTGGCAAGTACTGATTGACCACGTCAGCAATGACCTGTGTCTTGTACTCGATCAATTCACGTAAACATGGTCGATCATAATCCAGTAAGGATCTAGCTTCGGAAGCCGGATCAAATGTAGCAGCAATCTCATACAGTTCGGCCAACAGGGCCTGATTGAATTCTTGTGTAAACTTGGTTGGCCGGTGCCAGACTGGACATTCCCACAGCGACGGTTTTACAGTATTGATAAAAATACCTTCGTCTGTGACTGCCGTCATTTTACGCTACCCGTGACAGTAACTGTTTAAAACGCATTTGAGTTTTGTGCAACAGACGGTTAGCGCCTACAACAACATCGGCTGTCCAATGGCTGAGCCAGAACAGGCCCCACATGGTCAACAAGGTCGCAAGTCTGTGTCCCTTGCGATGTGGCAGGTGATCGATAAAGCGGCTGATAGGCACACCAATGGTCATGAGTACACGACCACGTAGGTTATCTACAGGTCTAGCACCCATCAAGTAGGCCATGTGTTCCGACCATGGAATACCAATACGTAAACTCATGCGTGTGATGGCTTCTTTTTGTGCTGCTAGACGTTGCTCTTTTGGCAACCATACAAAGCACTCAGGCCCCTTGCCGTCCATCCAGGCCACTACAGTGCGGGCCCAGCGGATATATCCACGATACACACGACGATCGTTTTTGCGTAGCCATTTGCCGTAGCGTTGGTCAGCGGCCCACACATTGGGATCCATGTAACCAAATTCATACAGCTTGGCACAGATAATCTTGGAACAATTACAAGCACAGTTACAGTTGTAGCTGGTAGCGTTGACATTGCAGTTGTAGGTACAGGCAGTACAGTTGGTACCGGTCTGTAGATATTTTTGTGTTTGGCAATTGGCACAGTTGATGGCATTGCAGTTGGTACAGTTGTTGCACTGGATGTTACCGCAGTTGCAGTTGCAGTTGCTTTGGTTACCGTTGTTGCAGTTGCCCTGGTTGGTATTCTGATAGTATGTGAGTCCGTAGAACGCACTCATGTTGGGGTTGGCTGGCTGTAGCGCAGGCAAGATATAACCGTTCAAAAAGCTCAGGCTTGAGCTGTAGGTAGCAGACAACGCCAATTCTGTATTGATGTTGCTAAATGATATAGGGCCGGATGCAGGTAGTGTCATAGTTCGCTCGTTTTGTGTGTTCTGTATTTATGCAGATTCTTGTCAGTCTAACCCAGCTGTTGCCTGTTATTCACTGGCAATTCTTGACTTGCCGTAAACAGCAATACCCTCAATTTCACCAATGACTTCACTGACTACCCGGATAGGAATAATCTTTTTGATAGGAGTTTCTTTGTGCTCGTAAATGGTACCCCAAATATCCTGGCGTTCCAAGGGCAAATCGTCCTGTTTGATCATGGTAGGAATATAACCAGTGAGCTTTTGGATACTCAAGGCAAAAAGAGCCACGTTGTCGCTGTAGCTGTTGGCACAGCTAATATCCCAGAACTTCTTGTCCAGGAACATGCAGGCACCTTTACATAAATGAAGCACCGGGCAGGAGCCGCATTCTTTTCTATTAGACCAGTGTGTTGATGTTTTGATTTCGATAGCATCTACATCGTCCAAGTTACCACCCAAATGGCTTTCGCCATTTTTACCAGTTTCTAATGCACTAACATTCTGGCAAGTGATAACATTGCCACGCAGGTCCACGGCCATGACATTTTCACCGTCCATACCGCACTTTTGCCCTACATAGTCGGCCGAAGCATGACGCAACACAGCATCGGTGAAGTTATCAATCTTGGCGATCTGACCCATAAAACCTATGTTGCCACCGGTGCTGAGTATGTCACCAAACGCAGTACGGCGATAATCAAAGTGTTCTTCCAAGGTTTGTAAACTGTTGGTGATGCCGTCCTCGTCGTAGGCATCCACGATACCGCCTTCGCCCAGGGTAACCTTGGGATCACCCAGCATGTTTACAAACCATTCGTACACGGCCTTACGGCTGCGATTTTTGCTGTTCATCATGGGATTAAAGCTGATGCCCTTTTTCAAGCGAGTCATCATTCTATAAAAGCCAATCAGTCGTTTCTTTTGATCTGGGTCATCAAATGGATCCGGTCCACGTACTGCCTGTCCAGGTCCGTCGTGGCTGATACTGACAGCAAAATTGTATTTCATTAACCAGTCGATCATTTCGTCAGTCAGTATCGAACCATTTGTGATCACACTGAACTGTGGGTTCTGGCGCCAGTCGGCAAAACGATCTAGCAAGGCTTCGGCCAATGGCTTGAGAGTTTTCCAATAAACAAATGGCTCACCACCCCAGAATTCCACTTTAAGGCCCTGCGCTTCATCAAAGGTCAAGTTATCCAGCTTGGCCAAGAAAGCATCGATATCTTTTTTCGAAGTTTCTGGAGCACGCTCAACAAACTTTTGACTGCAATAATCACAGCTATAGTTACAGCCCAGGCCCAACTGTATCTTTAAAAGAGTAATGGTACGACTCTTTTTGAGTGGATGATCTCGATCAAATGACCTATAAGGCACAGCCGTATTAGGTTGTTCTTTTAAAACGTCTTCCAGGTTGGGATATTCATACTTGCTACCATCTTCGTCGGTCAGGACGTTGGTCATATTGTCGTAGTAGAATATCTTTTTGTCTAAAGCGTTGCGCTCAGCGTGAATTTCAAATAGCATGGGGATTCCTTGGAAAGTCTAATATTTAGTGTTGATTTTTACTGTGTCAGGAAAATCAACAAACCCCGCGGCAGCAGCCCATCCTCTTTTCGCCCCGGCGGATGCTGTTACTCTTGTGGAGTTGAGGTCAGCATTTTATTACATAGCAGGTCCGTTGCCATTTTGGAACCCTACTACACCACCTTCGGCTTCGATTCTTTTTATGACATCTTCAAAAAGAATTGGAGCAAAGTCAGTTTGTTCCACGCATACACAATGGTAACGTGGATCAATTTGATCTAGCCGTCCCGAATGCACTAGATCGCGCATGACACGATTGGCGTGTAAATGGCCATGGATATTGACACCAAAACGGCCCAGACTTTCGGGGTGTATGGGAATATGACTAAGGATCATTCCGTTCATGACGTGGTATGCACGTAGTTCACGGAAATACTTACGATACTCGTCATCTCGGAAGATGTCATGGTTACCGCGAATAAGAACTTTATCCCCGTTGAGTCGATCCATTATGGGCAGGGCTCGGCGGTTGATAACAACATCACCTAAATGATATACTTTATCCGTGGGTCTAACCCGTTCATTCCAGGCCCGGACCATGTACTCATCCATTTCTTCTGGGTCAGTCCAGGGTCTTAGCTTGGTTACTCCATCCGTACGTGTGAAGCGACATACACCTGCGTGACCAAAGTGCGTATCGCTTACTAAAAATACTGCTGGCATAAGCGCCTCCTTTCTTTATTATACTACCTTTTGACAAAAAAATCAATCAAATAAAATGGGACCTTAGCCCCATTTTCTTGTGTATGCTTCCAGTGCCCGCTTACGGGCCAAAACAAGTCGGATCTTTATTTCATCCGAAATGTCATCAACATCGGCCGACTGATCCGTTAATTCGGGTCGTCGATATCCTACCTGTACGTCGGGCAAATCATCATAATAATCCGGGTCATCGTCTGTGACCAGATTGGTCACTACCGGACGTTGCGATCTAGCCAGCAACAGCTTTATTTTGGCCTTTGTGATGATCACACGGACCCGACCTGCGGGTATCACAGTTGGGGCAACCCATTCGTAAGGACTGTATGCTTCCGAGATAGGCGCCAACTCCGCCTGACTTGGCTGGCTTAGTAAGACCAGGCCGGTCAGTGTTAATGCTGTTAGTAGGGTGTGTAAACATGATTGTCTCCTCATACTATAACAACGCCTGAGGGCAACACAAAGTTGACACATTTGGTAAAATTGGAGCGGGAGAAGGGAATCGAACCCTCGACTTTAGCTTGGAAGGCTAAGGTAATACCATTTTACGACTCCCGCTTGGCTCCCCGGTACAGACTCGAACTGCAACGAACGGTTTTGGAGACCGCTATGCTACCATTACATCACCAGGGAATTGTTGGTGAACAAGTCGTTATCACTGCCACGCCCGGATATTATTACTCGCTCGGCAGGGGTACGTCACTGGACGGTTAGGAAAGGTAACCCGTGTGCTGTTAACACTGCTCAAACGACTTGTTCATAGTATGGAGCAACGGGCTGGATTTGAACCAGCGGTTTTAGGGATTTGCAGTCCCTTGCATTGGGCCGCTCTGCCACCGTTGCATGTGTTGGCTCCGGTCCCTGGAATCGAACCAGGCTTCATGGATTAACAGTCCACCGCCTACACCGTGTTTGCTTGACCGGAATTGTGCTATCTAAAAAACCTACGTACTATCCATTTGACCCAGAAATATTTGATGCTTCTGGGCATGAAATCGTCGGTCCAATTAAAAGGATCCGGCAATTCTTTAGGAGTATTTCCATAAGCGCGATTTAATGTATCTTTTGTTGACATGACCGATCCTTTTATTAAATGGTACACTGTAGGGGAATCGAACCCCTATTACTGCCGTGAAAGGGCAGTGTCCTGACCGTTAGACGAACAGTGCATTATTGTTAAGACCACTGTTGCACGTTTAAGAAGTTCGGGCCGGTGCCATTGACTGGTCCTCTGCACTGACTTCCCCTTGATTACACCTTTCATACTGCTTCAGCCAGCAGTCATCTCCAGATCATGGATGGACGCCTCAAGGGTGGTTATATTCCTCAACAGTTAGGATTGCTTATTCTTTCTCACGCAATCTTAACAATAATGGTGGGCCAGGAAAGATTCGAACTTTCGTACGCATAAGCGGGGAGATTTACAGTCTCCTGGTTTTAGCCACTCACCCACCGACCCATATACTGCTCCGGATTTTACTAAATGTGTTACCGCCACAAGTTCATCCCCGGTTCCGCCCGTTTGTGTTTGTTTATAGTGTAACACAGGTCCTCGTTACCTGCAACCACTTGACGCTCTGTTTAGTCTTCTATTTGATGATAAACAGGTACTCGTTCGCGAGCTTGAATCATTTCGGCTGCGCGACGGATCTTGTTCTGAAACAGTTGGGTTTTCATTTCTTCCGTTAGAGTCAAATTACTAACGTCCCAGGCCTGCTGCACAATACGATCATTTAATCGTGTATAATCTGTCATTCTTTTCCTTTCAATAAAAAACCCTGGAGTAGTTAATTCCAGGGTTCGTAAATATGAATTTAAAACTTATTCTATTCAGAACCCCTTTGACCACATTCTAACAGCCATAGATTGACTGATCCAATTGCTTGGACATTTATTGCATAGATGTGTTTAAAAGTGTTCAACATAGTAAGTATTATATACGGTTATTTATCATTTGTCAACCGGTATCAAATGAATTTTCCTATATTTCCTTGCCGATTTAGGTCGTTTGTAGCACAATGCGTGCCGCAGTCCCAGAAATACTTGTGACGGAACGGCACCACATGCACTTCTATTCCGTAGCGGGCACAGGCGGCCTCCACTAGATCGTTGTGTCCTGACACCACGATGTTTTTAGGATCCACAATTAGGATATTGACGTGAAATACCGTTTCAGCCGCATGGCCCACCCAACCGTCAAAATAATGATCTACTATGTCGATCAAATTGGGATCCTGCTCAAAACCTGGCATGAACCAGCGACCCTTGTTCTGCTTCATGCTGTGTTCAAACTGTTTCATGTGTGCATATTCGCTGGGCGGCAGGTAAACCACTTCCCAACCGGGGAAAGTGTCCTCATAAGTGGGCACATCACGTAGGCTCACAATGAGTCCTGGAGCGATAGGGCAGTAGGTAGCGTCGCCGTGACCACCAGCGTTCACAATGTGATTGCGTGTGCGTGGAAAAAGATCATTTACCTGGCTCAATATATCCTGTTGATCATCGTGATATGTTTGTGTAGCAAAATAAAGATCCTGGCCAATACGACTCACAAAGCAACCATTTATAAAGTCTAAATCCGTGGTTCGGATCTCATTGCCTTGATCGCGTATTTGTCTGTACACATGACGGTAAAAACCCAACTTAGCATCCAGGTGCTGTTGATCCACTGTTTTAAACTGTTCAAACTGTCTGAATAATTCAGCTGCTGCCGCAGGTTGTGCCAGAGCAAAATCCGCGGGGCGCACATAGTCGGGCCAAGCGGCCTGTTTGTTAGCCCGATAAAACACCGACCATGCATGACTGGCATTGGGCACAGTTGGGACCCAGAACTGATCTTCAATCATTAGAAAGTAATCTCTGGGCGCAGTAGGCGGTTGTACCCATTTACCACCTATGTATAATTGATCTAAATCCTCAGGTAATTCAGGGCGGACGATTTCAACGCCAAACCGACCCTGTAAAAGATTGATCAGTGCTTGATAATCCTCTTCGGTTTCTTCGGCCAACTGTTCAAAGCGGGCCCGTGTCTGTGCGTTTTGTATCCAGGCATAGAACTCAGGCGGGTACGTGCGTCCTACAACACAGGTACGTAAGGGATCCCAGTGTTGATATACGCTGTACATTACCAGCCTTTTTGCCCAGGAGGCAAGATCATAGTGGGTCTTTCCTGACCTTGACTGCACTGGTACTGCTGATTCAACACGCCATTTCGATAGGTATGAATTATGGTCCGGATTTCGGCCTGTTCTGATTCGGTACAGTGTTGCAAGCGATCAATGCAGATGTGCAAAAATGGATTGGTCTTTAGCAACTGTAGATTGTGTTCAAAGCGGGCCTGATTGTCGGCTACAAAACGCGATACCCGCTCATGATCTCGTAACAGCGCCAGGTTGCGTTCAATGGCATAATAGGCGCGGTCCATGGGTTCAGTCATGGTCTCGTACGAATGATCCACTAGATCGTCAAACACATCAAAACCCATGACCCGCATAAGGCTGGCCAATTTCCAGCCACCCACCCAGATTGGTATAGTGCCGCCCCAAATGGCCATGGCAGTCTTTTCGGTATGTATGGTTTCCATTTCAAAAAAGGCCGGTTCTGTGATAAGGCTGATACAGCTGGGTTCAAACACCGTGCGTTTCAACAGTTGATCATAGGTACGACTGTTGCCGAATGAGCCATTTTTAATGCCCTTGTCCAGGGTCACTTCGGGTCCAAATCGATAATCAGTAAAGGCTATATCAACTTCGGTCCGATCAATTATGTCTAGATAATGACTGTTGACGGTAACAGTGCGAAAATTGCCGCGACTCAGACTCAGCTCTTTCCAAGGCAAGGCATGTGTATAATTGCCAAGTCCAAAATGTTCAATAAGAATCAGTAGAAATTCTCTGTGAATTCTAGGCTTGTTGATCATGAAATTAAAAGTATAAGGCTTGTGGCTCCAGTCAGTCACAATATTTTCTCTGGTGAATGCATCTATTTCGGCCGCTTGAAACACAGGAAAGAAAGCACAACGATATCGTTGTGCCAATATATCTTCGCTCAGCACATGATCAAATACGATCAAGTGTTTCCTGGGATCGATTGCACTGTTTTCCATCAGATCTTCCAGATGAAAACGACGAGCTTCTTCGTCATAATGATGATCTTCCACATATATTACCGTGGGTTCTGTTAGCACTTCGCCAGACCAACGCCAGCCAGGTCCAAATATTTTGATCATATGGTTGCCAATTCTTCAATAATGGCCTGTAACCGTTGAGGCCAAGCCAGGGCCCATTTACTTAATAATTCTCTATTGTGAACAGCAGCTCGGGCCGCTCGTTCTGGATTGAATTCGATGTGTTCAATTTGATCCAGCATGGCCAGGAGTCTTGGCGTATGTTCTTTAATCGTATCATAGGCATGATCCACACAGTCGCGTAGCACGTCAAAACCGTGGCGTTCAAGCAGGGCCACAGCACCGGGACTGGTGTACACAAGCCAGGGTCTAGGCATCTGCAAGGCTCTAAAGATCTTTTCACTAAAAACAACGTGATCATCTGCGGTGTAGGTTTCTACAATTACGCTGACTTCGCTGTCGGTCATGCACTGTTCCAAGGTACCGTGTGCGTCCACTGTGTTATAAGGAACTGACGCAACCAGATGTTCTACACTGTAACGTGTTAATTCAGCTGAAAGATATTGTTCAGCCAATTCTGCAGGCGTGCAATTATAACTCACAAAGCCAGACGCTAAAAGGCCTCTGCGAATTAATTCATAAAATACTATGTTACGATCACCACGCGGCCTATTCATAAAACAATTAAATCTTCGTGTAGGTGCGCGATCCTGGTATTCAGGATCAAAGCGCCAGATGCTCCAGAATTCCGGAATGGTCGAAATTAGGTGTCCCGCGACCGGAACAGTTGGATAATTGTCTGTAATGAAGGTGGCCTGAGGATCGGTGATTGCCCCCGGATTGGGTAGAAACACACTGTCTACCAACCGGCAGTATACAGGCCCTTCATACACTGTAGGATATCCAAAGTTGTCTCGGTCGCGATGTACAACCGCACGAGTCTTTAAGGCCGTGGCCAAGGCCGCTACTACTGCTGTTTCACGCGGTTCTGAAATCCAAATACCATCGGAGTGTGTTTTTGCTGGGGTTGTGCGCATGTGAATAATTACTTATATGTACTGGAATAACCCTACAATCAAAGTTCACTGGCCCTCAGACCAGGACCCTATCCAGCAGAGCCAGCATGGTGGTCTACACTGTCTTTTTCATGATCCTGCTGTGCCTAGATGGAGCATACGTTATCAGCAGACTCTACAGGATATCTGTAACTGGGCCAATTCTTATATTCAGCGCAACGGTGTTGAAGCCTTTGTTAATGATCAGCGCAATCATTATGACATTGCCAATATTGTGAAATTAAACATGTGGATCGCTGACATACGTGGTCAGGGCATAGTCAAGCCAGTCATGCTGTTTTATGATGGTCAAGAGCAGTACGGAATCAACAATGGTGAAAGTCGCCTGCGTGCCTTGGAGCGAGTAGGATCCATTACAACCCTAAACGGATTTATCAGTACCACAACTGAGCACAGAGATCGTTTTGCACATTTGACCGAAGTGACTTCTTTTACACAATTTGCTGAAATATGCGGTGCTGTGCCCGGACAGGAGTTTCAATTTACTCTGACAGATCCTGCAGCACCTTACGGTATATTTTGGTATGAATATGACAGTGAGCGCACACGCCTAGTAACGCCCGGAGAAGCCACTTGTGTGGCTACCTTGGAACAGTATCTGACAGCACACCCGGGTGTGGAGTTTTCGCCCACGTGGTTTGATACTTTAGTTGCCTGGGATCAATACGGACTTTCTTTTTCGTAGGTCCAGTAGTTGATTTGCAAGCATCTGCGTACCGAATCAAAATGAGTACGGGGATAGTCGTGTAGGGTGTCGGGCCCTGGTACAAAAAAGAAACAACGATTGTCGCGACTTTCTACACGGGTACCATCAGCAAAGCCAGTGCCGGGCCACAAGCAGGCATGATCAGTGTAGACCAGGGCACTTAATCGTTTTTCAAAATGATCCACGTGTGGTTCTAAATAAAAATCACCTACATCGCTGATCACTTCCAGTCTGGGGTATAGACCAGTGTAGTCCAGACCTGTGTGGGATTCAAACAGGCGTTTGTAATCACCTGACTCTAGGCTACAGTATAAAGCATACAAGTGCGGATACTGCGCACCGTTGCGATGATCAATGATCAAGCGTTCTGAACCGTTGCGACGACCGTCAACTGTCTGTACAATAGCTGATTCAATGGCCTTGACTTCGGCTAGACACTCTGTGGTTAAAAAGTCATCAATGATCCAGTGCCGCCAGGGCTGATCAATCTGCATAAAAACTCCGTTGTAGCACCTGTTGCCAGTCTAACTGGCGATCTCCGGTGGTCGCTATTTCGATGTTCATCCAAGGCAAGGCATCATTGCAGTGCCCGGTAAAACCTTTTTTGTCATGTATCTGCGCCTCGGTCCAGCGTTCCAGGAACATGCGGCGAATCAAGGGTTTACCGCGTCGCAAGGGTGTGGGCAAGTTGAGTGCCAATTGCATAATAGGACGTGCCAGGAACGGACTGCGTGGTTCTATACCATAAGCGCCATTGATCACATCGGCGGCTCTGGCATCACAGCCCACAATCTGATGCCAGTAGTCAGCCAATAAGGTAGCAGCTTCTGCATCACCTGCACAGGTTTCAACGCACTGACGCCATAAGGGAGTAGCTCGACTGTAAGGACTGGCCGAAGCATCACTTGTAAACTGCATGTCTTGATACACCGTGTAACCGCCAAACAGTTCGTCGGCACCCAAGCCGGTGAATAAGACACGTTGTCCACACAGGGCGGCAATCAGCCACTGGCCTACAAAGCTACCAGTCTGTATGGGCATTTTTAATCGGTCAGCACAGGCTTGGAATGCCAGTGCAAAGTCTTGTTCGTCAACATCAAAGCGTGCTAGATGTGCAAGTTCGCCCGGGTTAAGGAAGCTTTCTACACGTTCACTGATGGGATCTTTGCCCTTCATGTTGACGGTGTAGAGATAGCTACCAGGCAAGTGACTTAGAATAATGCTACTGTCGAGCCCGCCTGAATAGGTCAAGGCCACATCACAGGCCGGAGTCATTTGTCGCATTACTGTTCGCCAGCGTGAACTGAATTCCTCGTAAGCTTCGTCCTCAGTCTGTGCTTGAGGAGTTTTGATCCATGACCATATCGAATCAATGATACCAGCAGGATGTCCATCTCTGTACAGCATGCCCGGAACACAACGAGTGATGCCAGCCCAGGGTGTGGTATCCAACATGGTCCAGTTGCGTGTAGTGTAGGGCTGTGCTTGTTTTGTAGTGTTAATATAAGTCAGGATGGGTGCCACTTCCGACGACACAATCAAGATAGCATCGTCCTGGTATTGATACAAGGCACGTTCGCCCTGCGGATCTGTAGCATACATCACAGTGGTATTATCAGTCCAAGCCCAGGCCCAAGGTCCCCAGCCAGCTTTCAATCGGCCCAGGTCCTGTTCCACGCACTCGTGTACAAATTCAGTATCGGTTGTGTACGGCCCTAGATCTCTATAGTTGTAGATCTCGCCGTTGTAGGCCAGGAAGTTACGTGGACTGTTGTCATAGTATTCTCTCGCGCCAGTGATGTGTAGCACTGTTTGTCCTATGAATATGTTTTTGTCGTAACGGTAGCGTGAGAAATCGGGTCCACGACTCTGGATCAATTTCATTGCTTCTAGGTGTTTCTTTAAGGGTATCGGATCGCGACTGCGAACCATCAGTATGCCGCACATGGATTACTTACCAAGAAAAAAGCTCCCGGAGGAGCTTTTTGATCACATTCGAATTGGATTATTCAAATGTCTTGGTCAAGGATGCTACCACTGCGTTACGATACAGTTTTTGTCCATTGATTGTGTCAGCTGTTTGAGCAGCAACACTCACATTGGTATTGGTATAATACTTGGCAGTAACGGTCCAATCTTTTGGCAATGCATAACCAAGGCCAACGTTGATATCATTATAACTGAGTGTAGAATGATTAGCAACTGCGGTATGACCATAGTGAGCCAAGAAACTCAAGTCTTTCAACTTGGCACTGAGCAACTCAAATGATTGAGCAACGTCTGCCTGTGTATAGTTTGAATTTTTAGCATTAACAGTACCGAAGTAACCGTTGCCCAAAGTTTGACTATACTTGGCACTGACGGGACCGTAACCTAGACCAGCAAAGGCTTCGTAGGTGTCAAAGTTACTACCTGTACCTGTTACAGTAGCACGTGGATAAAAGTAGTTGTGTGTACCAACATCAATGGTGATGCCTTTGTAGATGTCTTTCTTGTATCCAGCATATAAGTCGCTTTCTACACCTGCGCCATTTGTATACATCTGACTTGAAACACTACTGTTCCAGTTGCCAATATACAAACCGCTTGAGTGAGCATAGTCGATTCCGCCTTGGACAGCAGGAGCATTTTGGGATTGACTAATGCCGCGTAAACGGTAGTCACTGGTCAAACCTAAATTGCCAGATACCTGGGCGTGAGCCGCGGTAATGCCAGCCATTGCGAATAATGCTAATAATAATTTTTTCATTTGTTTTATTTCCTTTAAGAATGTTGATACAAAGCTCAACCTAATATTTAGTATTAACTCTGATGAGTTTACAATTTTTCTGATTTTTGAAGATATCGGGCGGCATGCCCTTTAGACTCAGTACAGCCTGTTCATTTATCAGACTGATCTGCAGGAAAATACGGGTTGACATCATGTACTCTGCACTGTGTAGAACCTGCCCGTTGATCAAGGTCCAGGCATTTGACGGCAAGCGCAACCGGTCTACCAGTTCCAGCTGATCGCGATCAGTTTCCTGTTCGCGTGGTGGCCACAACAGGCGTTCTTGTCCACGGCGCCGCCAGTAGGCCAAATAGCTTTCAGGACCACCTGGATCAATTTCCCACATGAGCGCATAGCTTCGGGTGAAATCCGTGTGAGCTCCTGAACTGATAGGACCCGATCCTGGGTCAATGCAGTTGTAGTTGATGCCGGCATCGTTGATGCGATCGCCCAAGGTTGCTGTTACCCAGGATTCAAAGGCCGGGTAGGCCACACGAATATTGCGTGGCGCGGTAAAGTCGCGTCCGTACCAGTTGTGCAAGTGACGTATCTGTGTGCGTCCAATGTCTTTGGCCACGTCGGGTCTGAGGTTTAGATCGACTGCGGCAATGATGTCAGGGGGCGGTGCTGGTAGATCAGGCAACACCTGGAACAAAAAGGTCATGTCAGGCACCCAGACAGTAAGATTTGGACCAGATCGCTTGTTTTTTCAGCATACCGCCGCTGCGTTCCAAACGAGTCAACAAGAATTGGTACAGGCGTTGCTCGGATTGCATGTTGTAGAATCCCTTGACATAGTTTTGTGCCACAGGATTTTTTTGTTCCAGCATGATCTTCAGAGAACCTTCGATACGATCAAAGTTTACATTGTGACGCCCATACAGAAATTCGCCCTGCATGAATTCAAATTCTATGTTGTATCTTTTCTGTGCATAGCTGACTCCAGGATTCAATTCCATATGTCGTCCCAAAATTTTGCACCAGATCCTATATTCTAAATCAGTGTTGAACTGGTCAATCTGTCGGGTCGAATCAGGATTGCGTTGCTGAAACAGTTTTGTTGCACGTTTGGCCATGTGGCTCTGTTTGATATTCAACACAGGGTCTAGGAAAAAACATTCAATATGATCAATGCCAAGCAACGGACTCAGCACGTCATCACTCTGACGAGTATACCATAGTCCCTGTTCACAGTAAACATTGGGTTTTTCACGTCCCTGTATGATGGCCCAGTTGGTTCCGGCATAGTCGTCCTGTAGACGACGATGGTTGGCATCGCCTTCTACACTGGCTGAAAATTTGTTTAGGAAAGCACGATTTTCAAATATCCAATCTTCGTTGGTCACACTAAGGCGTTTGCCATCTGGATCAAATCTTGGAGCCACTGTGATGCGTGTGGTAGGATCCCAATGATTTGTCTGCATCCATTCGGCATGACTCAGCGGCATGTGCGGTTCGAATCCAGTGGGATCATAACAGATCAAAATTTCATCCAGATGTAGATTATTACGCTTGAACACATTGTATATGGTATGACTATCAGAACCACCAGACCAGGCCAGGCACAGTTTATCGTAGCGATTTCTCAGAGCAATCGCATGGGCATCCATCAAGATGTCAAAATCTTGTTGGGGTTCTTGAGTCCAGTCGTGCAGATCATTTTGATCGTCGTAGCAATAAAATTCTACAGGTCTGCCCGACATCAGGCTCTCATTGTAGGCCAGATAAACATTGAAAAATATTTTATCGTTAGTGCGATAGTGTAACATGGAGAGCTTTATAAAGAAAGTAGCCCCCGGAGGGGCTGGTTGTTTCTGTTACGAGGTATTTCCTACCCTAGGCAGTGTTTAGGCTGCCAATGCGAACTGTTCGTCGTTTGCTTTTACGGTTTTGCTTCTACGACCGGGCTTCCCCAATCCTAAGGAGTTTCACATTCCCCTGTTGCCTTCGTTTCTAGCTCGCCATGTCGAAACCGGTCGGACCCATTAAAAAACACACTCTGAATTCGTCAACTCAGCGATACCGGTAATCCGGTCTCAATTTGCACCCTTACGGCGTGTGAGTGTATTTTTTGGTGGATCCGGAGGGAATTGAACCCTCGTCCACAGCGCCTTCAATAGGAAGGAATTACAACAATAACAACAGTATAACTGTTGCAGAATATTTAGTCAACCTATTTGAGACTGATGCCCGAAGCTATGCCCTTCCAGGTGGCATTTTGTTTGTTGAACCAAGGTTGTATCAAATCATCGGGCATCTGTGTCAACGGACTGCAATGATCCACACTGAATGCTTTTTTAGCCGCGGCAGTGTTGCCAGCACGTACCAGGATCGCACGTATTTCTTTGAACTTGTCCTCAGGCATGCTGTTGGCCACCACCAGGTGTGATGGCGCATTCATCTGGCTCAAGGTCTTGGGGAATCCTTGGCTGACCAAGGTAGCGATGCCCGAGTTTGGCGTAGATCCAGTGATGCCCAAGGCATACATGCGGAGCTTTTCGTTGGTGGAGTTTATGTATTGATCACCGTCACCCATGAAGTTCACGCTGAAATCCGTTTGTCCACCCAGGGCACTCAGTGTGCTTTCGGTAGTGCTCTTGAACGGTACTACCAGCAACTGTGGATACTTTTTGGCCACTTCGGTAGCCACCAGATGTGTGGTGATACCCAGTCCACTGACTCCAATGGTCAAGGGACGATCTGTGGGCACTTCCTTCCAGGACTTGTAGCGTTTAGACACCACTTCGAGTGGAGCATCACAGTTGGGCATGATTTCACGGAAATCTTCCACACGATATTCACCGGGAAAAAAGTTTGGCCTGATCCAAAATGCTGTGCTGGTCGCCAGTATGGTGTTGGGAGTCTTGGCCACGTGCTGGGCCGCGATAGAAGCGCCGGCACCAGGTTTGAAGTCCAGGATAAACAGATACTTGTTTTGACCACGATTTGCTTCTTCCACTATGGTACGACTAAAATTGGCGGCCACGTCGCTGGGACTCCAACCGTACCAGACTGTGATGGTTTCAGCTGCTGTGGCAGATAGCACGGTCAAAGATGCCAGCAAAAATGCGAAGATTTTTTTCATAAAGATTTCCTATTAGATGTGTTATTGTACTACAGAAATAAGCAATGGGCGACCATTAGTCGCCCATCATGATCAACTGCGCTGAATCTGATCAACCAATCCGGTTGTAAAAAAGTCTTGATACTTGTCATATACTACTTTGGTTGCTTGAGCAAAACGAGCCTGCTCTTCTGCACTCATTTTGACCACTTCAATGCTGTCGGCTTCACAACGAGCTTGTGTAGTAGCAATATCAGCAATGCTCATGGCACGTTCTGCACGAGCCGCTGTTTGCGCTGCATCGGCTATCACTGCTTGTAATTCAGGAGTCAGTGTGTTCCAGAAGTCTGTGCCGACCAGGATAGTGGTCAAGAACAAGCTGTGTTCGGTATGATTAATCACCTTGCTTACACGATCTTGTCCCAAGGCATACACACGTGGATATGTGCTTTCTCCCACAGTGACATCGGCTTTCTCAAGACCTGATGTCAATTCTTCTAGTTCCATGGGCACTACATCAGCACCAACAGCACGGAACGTGTCAATGGCCACAGGACTATGACTGGTACGAATGCGCATGCCACGTAGATCTTCAATCTTGGCGACTGTTTCATTTCCTGGAATGATACGGAAACCGCCTGAATAAGTAAAGGCCAATCCTTTGACTTTCTTGGACTCTTGTAAACTATCCAACAAAGTACTGCCTACAGCGCCTTCAAACACGCGAGCAGCGTGATCGTGATCGGCAAACAAGAATGGCAAATCCAATGCAAAAAAGTCCTTGTTGATTTTACCCAGCGTGATTGTGTAGGTCTGGCTCATTTCAATACGGCCAGCATCCAATAGATCAACCAATTCGTGCTTGTCAACTATGATACCATTGTTGTATTTTTGACTGTATTCACTCATGGTCATGACTTCGATATTGAGTTCGCCAGGTGCACGACGATTAACCTCATCAGCAAATACCTTGGCAGCACGAATAAAAAGTTCAATTGGTTCGTGGGCTAATACCCATTTAATATGTTTCATGTTATTTTTCCTTAAACAGTTTAAGGCTGGTAGAAGAACTCTACTTACGGAAATCGGCGTTCTGCGTGGTTAGCAGTAAAGGGTGATCCCAGGCGTCAATTGTTGTTCCGACGTCGCAGGTGCGGCGTTGCTGATATTATTTATATTAGAACTTGTTGAAGTTGTTGATTCCGGTGTCTTGATAGTCGGCCGGACCCAGGCAGTAGAACGGACTCAAAAAACCTACAAACCCTACTGGTGCCCCCATTTGTTTGTTGAAATACTTGTCGTCAATGTGAGATACCAGCAGTTTTAATCCTGCTTGCCAGGCACGATAAGCATCGGTATCTTTGAAGTTGCTGTAGAACCAAAAGTCCATTTCGTTGTAAAAGCTGTTAGTAGGCTTGGCCACTTGGAATGTGGCCGGGTCGTAGTCCGGGTAAATTAAAGGTTTGACCATTTGCTCGTAAGCAGTCCTGTTGGCGATACTGTGGTTGGGCCAGCGTACCAGATATTGTAGAAACTTGTTCTGCGGCAACATGAACCAGTTTTTGATTATGTGAGCCTGCTTGTGTACTATTTCTGGCAGATCTGGAGTCCAGTAAAAGTATTCGTTGGTTATGTTGTCGTAGTCGCCTACTACAGAGTTTGAATGATTAGCCTGCAGATCCATAAAGTACACATACCATTTGCCATCGCGTATGCACATCTTGGGCTTGTCAATGCCGTACAGGACACAGATACGTTTGCCACGGTCGGCGTCACGACGGTGATCTATATAGCCCACGTTATCGTGTTTGAAAGCATGCCCAGGTTGAAAATAGTCCTTGCTCTTAAACACCCATGTTTCGTCTACTTCACCCTTGATCATGTTTTCGCTGTAGTCGTGCATGGTAATTTTTACAGCAGGATGATTGGCAGAAATCCAGTTAAGCAAGGGCTTGGCAGCAAATTCCCATTCGCTCAGGGTATTTTCACACTTGGTGTTGTACGGATCGTTGTGTACATTCTTTTCACCGGTTTTAGGATAACGAAATACCACTTCATCCAGATGTATGCCGTTATTGAGAAAACTGTAGATGGCAGTGGTTGAGTCGCCTCCGCCTGATGCTTCTACACGTATCCAGTCGTATTGTTCTCTAAGCTGTTGAGCCCGCATGCGATACAGTTCGCGGAGACCGACCAGTGGTTCTGTTTCCCAGGTAATGTTATCAAATACTGTACGATTGAATTGCCATTCTGGAAAATGTCCAGTTTTAGTGGCTTCTATCAAGGCTTCAACTTTACCGTAGAAAGTCTTGTCACCTACATGATAATAACCCAGTTTACGATTGTTTTCTAATTTGAACATAGTGTAATTTTGGTGGGCCTTGAAAGAGTTGAACTTTCGTCAACCGATTATGAGTCGGCCGCACTAACCGTTGTGCTAAAGGCCCTGATTCATAGTATAACATTAAGTGCCGTAGTTGTCAATAAAATTTCTCAGGTCACCATACAGATTGGCCATCATGGCTTCTTTGCTACCAAAAAATACAATTTCTCTAGGATAGTGTTTGACCATTCGAATATAGTAGGGTTGTTGTAGTCTACGATCCATGTCTATGATCAAGCGTGAAGTAACAGCCATTGGATCTACTGTAAAACGGTAGTGTTCTAATTTTAAATGTTCTAAGAATATCTTGACCCCAGCTGAGGTAAGTCGCATGCCACCACCTTCTCTGATATTGTGCCACCAGGTGGTGTAGGCCGATTCAGCGGTAAAACCCAAGGCCGGATCTAGTTGTGCTACTAGAGTGTCAGTGAGTTTTCTTTTGTTACGCACATCAAGGGTAAATTCGATCACCGGCCCGGAGCAACACTACACTGAACTTTTCAGTTTTGAACTGTGTGTTGAGCTTGCGTGCCAGGTTGATAGCATGTCCAGGATTACTGAACGAAACCTTTTTGTACTTGGGACCGGGGTACTGTACCAAAAGATTTGATGTTTTGAGATTGATGGGCTTTGCATCGTAAAATACTGCCCATACACCTTCTGAGGCCAAGACCTGTTCGGTCTTGTAATTGCTCTTGTTGGTCAGTTCTACCAGTACGTTGGGTTTTGGTCGGCTCATCATTATACTCCTACATTTATTTATCCCAAAATATAGGTAGTTTTAGAACGAGCCCCCGTCCATTTTTACTGTGATTACTTCTTGTGTAGCAGTGGGTTTCTGCTTGAGTTCTTGCAGTTCCAACAGCAAACCAGTAATATCTGCATGCAGATCCTTGGCATCAGCCATGCTCATGACAAAGTCTCGGACTCCCCTAGCTTCCTGCCCGCGAAGACGATCTACGAAGCGTTGTATATGTAGGCTCATTGATGATTGGCGTGTAGGAATGGTTTGAGTACAGGTGGAGTCCACCCTTCTGGCTTGAGTACTTTACCAGTATTGTCCTTGTTTACGCGACCGGTATTGATGTTGATCTTGGCCATGTTGGTACGCATGACTTCTTCCCAGGCACCTTTGGGATCTGCACCCATCGAATAGATAGCACCCATGGTCACTACCATGATGTCAATCAGGGCGTCCAAGTCACCTTCGGGTGTAGTGCTGTCGCGTAGTTCCTGTACTTCTTCTTCGATCAGTCCTAGATATAATCTATATTGATCTTGATTTTCATCTGTGGTAGTTTGGCCACAGGCTTCCATGAATGTGCGTTGGTCTTGGAATGGGTTTGTCATTGTGTGATTTCCTCTTTGTTATGATATGGGCCGTGATAGGCGTAGCGTTGTAACACTATGAGCTTGGGATCTTGTACCGCGGTCCAGGCACGACCTTTCTTTACCTGGTACCATCCGGCAGCAAACCAGCTCTTGCTTTTGCTGGTCTTGGTGTAGATTGGCAGTTTCATTTTGACATCCCACACTGGATTGTAAGCACGTCCGGCAGTGGTGTAACCGTGAACTGTGTTGGTGCTGTTGCGCCGGCGAGGCGCAGTGGCAATCATCGGTGGATCAAATCGAATGTTGCCACGTTGTTCGACCATCTTGATAGTCTTGTATTGAGCAATCACTTGATTGTTGATCTTGATCTGATAACCACCGGCGCAGGCTTCCACGTTGCCGACCTTCTGATCGTTTTCTTGCAGAATCCAATACTGTTTATTAATTACGGGTTTTGCTATTAGGCTCATTGTGCCTCCTTTTGTTTTTTTCTACACTCTTGTTTCATAGCCGGTGTGTAGTCCGGCGAAATTTCTGCTATGCTACAGTTATACTTGGCCACAGGATCAATACCAATGGCATTATTAATTCCCCATATCAAGGCAACCAAACTACCACCTAAAAAAATTAGAACAATAACCATAATCGTATGGGTTCGACGGTCACTCACGCCAGTACTCCTTTGTAAGTTTCATTCATCCAGCGTCCAAACGAATCAGCTGACTCACTGCACTTGTTTAGTTCATATTTGCCACAAAACTGCATAAAACGCACACCCACTTGGCCAATATCCTTGTGACTGATCTGCTCACGGATAGCCGTATCTACTACTTGTTTGATTTCCTCGGGCTGTGCTGTTAAATCAATCAGTGTTCTGTTACGTTCATAATCATCTAGGACACGATGCTCAACAGCGTCTGGGTCGGTCCATCTTTGCAACATAAGGTTGTTCCAACTGTAACCTTTTTTATCCTTGTCAAGAAACGCTTCTTGTAAGCCGACTTTGTTTTTGGTACCCTTCGTCCGAACGCCAGGGAATGCCGAGAAGACATTATCACTTGAGTCGCCGCGCATACACTTCTCGAAGAGAAGCCACTGCGGATCAGGAATAGTCTTAGGCTCTTTTGTTTTCTTGTCGATAACTGGTTTACCTTTGGCATCAAAGATTCCTTCTATAGTGATTAATTCGTCTGTAATTCCGTTATATTGTTTGACATTGGGTGCTACTAATTGAACAAAGTCGGTATCACTGCTGATAATGATGTGTTCGTCTTGGGGGTGTAATGCAATCCAGCGGGCAATAATATCATCGCCTTCTGCTGTCGGACATCTAATGACTGAGCAATTAGTCCTTTCAGACAAGTATTTAGTCAAATTATCATACGTTTCCCAGAACATTTTATCTTCTTCTGCTTGCTCTTCAGTCAGAGCCGCACGGGCCACAGCACGGTTATTTTTGTAGGGTTTATACATGTCCTTGCGCCAGCTTCTGCCTTCCAGGGCAAAAACCACATGATCTGCTTCAAATCGTCTAGCGACCTTGTTGGCACTCATCAGGGTTACATGGAGGGCAAATCCAATTTTCTCCCACGTGTCGCTGGCACGAAAAGCACCATGCCTAGCACGAAAGAACATATTAGCCGTATCTATAAGAACATATTTCATACTACAATTATAGCAGAAATTAAACTAAAGGTCAAATGAATTTGTTGGTCATCAAGTAGTTTAACATGTACCGAAACCATACAGCATGTCCGTCCTGTCCAAAATGCCAAGAGTTCGGGGCAACCGTTTCAATGCCTCGTGAGCGTATGATAGCATCATAAGTTAACGCAGGATCATAAGGGCCAATATAACTGGTGCCCCAATTTTTTTGTTTTGTGATCTTGCTAAAATCATTGTTGCCATTGAAGAACACATGTGGTATTTTTTGTTTTTTTAACTCTTGATGGAATGCCCAAATTTCATCGTGTGCTTTTTTGGTTTTGGCCGCCCAATTGGTACCAATTACAAAGTTTCTATAGCGTTCGGCTGCTTCAGCAGGGACTTGATCAATGCCACTTGATCCCACTTGATAATAAGTGTCGCCGTAGAGCCATTCTTCGCGTTCCCAAGTTGACCATTGTATAATAACCAACTTGTCTTCTACACTGTTGGCACGTTCGGCCAACCAGGCTCTAGTAGTACGCATGATACGGTCATTTGAAGCAGCACTTTCAGCATCTAAATGCAGGCTTACTTTGAGTGTGCGGGCCAACTGTGTTGCCCAGGCCACGGCCTGATTGCTTGGGTGTGGTCTGCGGCCTAGATAAAAATAAGCAGGATCATCCATGGCAAATGCGTGATTGTTTACTGCTTCGGCACCAGCGGCATGACTATCACCGTTCACATACAGGATCATAATAAATTGCTTTCTTCAATGTGTTTAATTAGTACATCAGCCCAGACTGCATGAGCTTCGGCACTGTAATGATACCAAGCATCAGTTTTCCACCCATGATTTTTTAAATACCAATAGTAACTGTATTCGTTATCGTATGGACCAACATAATTATCTTGCCAATCCACAGGCTCTGATATTTTAAAAAAATTATACATGCAGTTAAAAAACAAGTGACCTGTACTGTGTTGAGCCAGATCAGTATGCAGTTGATAGATATCACTGTGCGCTTGTTGTGATTTTGTGTCGACCACGTCGGCAGTTTGTTCAGTAACCCATTGTTTATAACGATCATGCAGTTCTTCTGGCAAACCAGGGTGCCCACTGCTGTTGACATCATAGTAGTTGTCTTGATACAACCATTCCTCGCGTTCCCAGGTACTCCAGCCAATCAAGATCAGGGCTGGATCATTGTTAGACAAATAGTCTCGGGTGGTTCTTAGGATGCGCTGATTGCTGGCACCTGATTGCGCATGGTTTACTAGAGTCAGGCCAAAATGTCGAGCTACCAGGTTGGCAAAGGTTTGTCGATGATCAACACCCACGCCCGCGGTGTGGCTGTCACCGTTGGCATACAGAATCATTGTTTTTTGAGCAGTTTAAAGGTTTCGGCTTCTACTACACGACTGCGTAAACCAGAACTGGAGAAACTATGATCTCTAGCATTAAAAATATGTTTGATGCCACGCATGCCACCTTCGTGCTCGCCGGTAAAACCTCTGTTTTCGTATTCAACACCCAGCACACGTACATCAATAGGCAGGATTAGTAGCAAGTCAATTAGGTCTTGTTCAGTCTGGTAAACCACTACTTCGTCCACATAGCGGCAAGCAGCCAATTGGATTTGACGTTCTACAATGCTCTGTACAGGCTTATTTTTAGTGTCGGGACGATCTATAGTGGGATCTGTTTGCAAGCCTGCAATCAAGTAATCGCAATGATTCTTGGCTTCGGCCAACATGGCAATGTGTCCTGCGTGTAGCATGTCAAAGGTACTAAAGGTAATGCCAATCTTCTTACCATCGTCTTTGAGTTTACGTATGTGATTGAATATCATAAGCTGTTATAAAGTTAAGTGCATCCGTTAAATCTCTATACCAATCTGATACAGGTTTTTTCTTTGAGTTGACCCATCGGTACAAGGTTTGATCACTGATGTCCCAACGATTATTTTCTTTATCCCATCGTGCGACTCTGTCGTGATCTTTTTCTAAAATCATGATACTTCGCTGAGTCCGTCACCAAGATTTCTTGACTTGATCACACGATCACGCTCGGGATTCATGGCCTGCTCTTGTTCCCAAGTTTCCAACACTACATTACGACACACAGCAGTAAACCAACGATCCACAATGTCAGCATCGGTATCATTTTTATCCATCATGTAACCATGGCGTACCAAGTCAGCTATGAACTTTTCATTCCAATCCAGTTCAAATGCACCGGCACTGATGTTTGCAGGATCTACATCCATATTGACAATATTAACATAGGCCTCGCCTTTTTCTGTAGCTATTTCTTTGGCAGTTTTAACTGGAGCTTTTTCTTCCTTGGGTTTGGGTGTTTCAGTTATTTTAACTTTGTTTGGTTTTTTCTTAAATCTATCTAGGAATCCCATTATCTTGTATCTCCGTAGTGTATTACAGTCAAGCCGGGCGTCAACTTGTCAAACTTCCTCCAAGGATCTACCACAACCGATCCTGGTAAAAAATCAAAATAGTTTACTTCTGTTTGTGCCTGGCCAGTGTAGCCATAAGTCACTTGTTTGTTGTGTGCTAACAGGATCACAGCCGGTTCACCCCAGTTGGCAAATACATCAGTAGTGTCGTCAGCTAACGGATCTACATAGTTGATCTTGTGACCGGTTTGTTCTACATAGTGCCCAACTAGGGTGCTATAACTACCAATGCAGTACGGTACCTCTGGTTTATAAGTTTTTCCATGTATCACAATAGGTAAATTATGTTTCTGTGCCTGTACCACTAGGAAATCAGCCATGTTTTTGGCTTGCCGCTCACGGGCCAACATGATGGTATCAAATAGATCATAGCCCACTTCATATTCTTCGGCCAACCAACGCAGGGCAATATTGTCTCTGGGATGGCAAGCACCTGCATCGCCCATGCCTGCGGTCATGTATTTGGGTCCCATAATACGCATGGTACTGTTAGCTAGAGCATCGGTGACCACATCCACATTGATGTGACCAATTTTCATAGCAAAATCTTGAATCATATTGGCTAGGCCAACTTTGGCACTAATAAATGTATTGTAAAAAATCTTGATAGCTTCGCACTCATCCCAGGTGCCAATTTCTATGCGTGGATCATTCTGCATGACAGGTCTATACAGTTCGACCAGCTCACGGGCTGCACCAGTCCAAGCACCGTCTTCCGTTCCAACCATGATCATTTCGGGATTGACCATGTCCCATTTGACTGATCCCATGGCAATCAAGTAAGGGTTGTATAGGAATTCGTGTATGGCTTCCAGTGCCGGAACAAAATAGCGACGTGTAGTGCCTGGCAATACGGTACTGATCAACACTACTTTTTTAGGAGCGGTAGCATACTGGTTGATCTGTTGTATAGCATCCATGACTGCATCTCGGCCAAAGTCCTTGGGCGGCATATGGCTACTAGGTACACTTCCATCGTAACCTTGGGCATGTGGAGTCGGCACAGCAATAAAAATCCAGTCGCTCAGTTCAACAACATCTTTGATGTCACACACCTGTACGGTATCACTGGTTCTAGGAGCAATATCGTAACCACGCACAGTATAGTGCTCGGCAAATACTTCAGCACAATCAAGTCCTAGTTTTCCTAAGCCGATAAATCCTATGTTCATTTAATACCCTTTTAATTTTAATACCAGCATCTCTTCACGACTGTACCAGCGAGTCCATATAGCACGGTCTCCTGGGCCAGAAATAACATACTGAGCTCGATATGCCTGAGTTAACCACAAATGTCGTCCACTAGAATGGCAACGTCTGGGCCATAAAGACCATTTAAGTTCGGGTCTGGCACGTTCTAAAAACCGTTCTTCGCTATAATTGTCTGGCATAACGATTCCGATATTCTCTGGTATTGGCATATAAGTCGATGGCGTGTATAATCCTTGTGGAAACATTCCGTACCTTACTTTCACTTGCCCCAACCATTGCCCCAAAGATCCACGTGCAAGCGTGGGCTATAGTTGAATCCACGTTCACAGCAGATGTTGGCAATATTTAACTTGTTACTCTCATATGGATCAACAACACCGCCCTGTGGCATCAAGTAAACCACACCCTTGAATCCACCTGCACGGAAAGCATCTACCGCACGAACAGCCTCGTCCACATGATCCTTTGTTTCCACAACAAACTTGAGATAGGTGTGTCCTACTTCCTGATAATCAGCTACGATCTCAGGGCAGATAGCATCTTCCCACTTCTCACCACTTGCGCTTAACTTAGCACTGACACTGAATGTAACTTCACGTGGAGCGCCAATGCCGTCTAACTGCCAATTTTTTAGAAACTGTCTGAAGTCAGCGTGCAGTGGTTGAGTACCATTAGTTTCAAAAGTGATATTGCGAATATCTGCCATACCTGGATGACTTAACAATTCGCCATAGGCACGTTGCCAACCTAGCAAGGGCTCGCCACCTGTGATAACCAAGTGTACATCATTACCGTTGTTCTGTGCCCAGCGATTGTTTGGAGTTAACGCCAACATCTTGTTTACAAGTTCGTCAGTGGTGTAGTTAGGACTCAGGTGCTTGAATGCCGGATGCCAACTTGCGTAACTATCACAACCAGTTTCAACTAAAGGCAATGATAAGAATGTATCATATTTGTCTACAACCTTAGCAACTTCATCTGCTCCTGTAGACTTTTCGCCGGGCTTGCAACCAAAACCTCTACACTCAAAATTGCAACCATAAGTTCTCAAAAATACTGATGGAACTCCAACAAATTTGCCCTCTCCTTGAAGTGAATAAAATATTTCACTTACTTTAATCTTTGCCATTACTATCCTTTAAAATATCAAATCCAATTTCTCTCGGAGTCTTACCTCTCCATTCTTTAGGAGTTCGTCTACCTTCTAAGTTTAACATAATATCTAATGTTTGTAAATATTTTCTGAGTGTGCTTCTATCTGTAATAACCTTTGGATTTCCCAACTCTCTTTGTCGTTTGCCTTCTTCTGTTGCATCAACTACGCTCTCAAATTTGCCCCAAGGAGTTTTAATTATTCCTATAAATTGATAATTATTCTTACCGGATGATTTTCTGTATACTTCTAATCTTGCTTTGGTTTGAGTTTTTGATTTTTTCATATTACTTGTATCTTTAATCTTCCAACGCTTACCTAGTTGTCCTGTTCCTATAAGCCCACCGTCACCTTTTTCTTCTGTTAGATTAGCCCAGTTATTATCTTCTACCACATTAAACAATTTTGAATAATATTGACCTGCTATAACTAACTCTTCTTTGGTATCATAAGTTCCTATAATACAAGTGATAATTCTTGATTTGTGTTTTCTAATGTGGTTTAACCATCTAATTCCAGATCCTTGATAGAGATACGGGTTTTTAACTATGCTACTTGTTTTACACAGATAACGCAACCCAGTAGTCATACATTTTTTAATCATTAAGTGATGTTTCATACACTTATTTATGCGCTGGGTTTAAATCCTACACATTATCATTCATTTCCACCACTCTTCCCAAGGAAAAACAATCCAAACATCTTTGTCGGCTTTGTTGACTGCCACTGCTGAATAATTCACACTCAGGGTTGACTTGCTAGATTCGTTGTCTACCAAGGTAGCAATACGAACCGAATCACCCCATACCTTAAACCAACGATCGGACTCAGGTAAACATGATTCTTCCCAGTCTGACTTGATATAGTTTATAGTGGCACCAGTGTCGTTGATATCATCCACTATCAAGATATTTTTGTGTCGATAAGCATCTTCGGCCATCCATAAGTTGCTTTCGGATTCTGCTCCGTCACGCAGTTGCACTTTGAGGCATTCCATTGGACAACCTAGATACTGGCTAATGAGATTGGCCGGAACCAGACCGCCTCTTGTGAGGCCTACTACATAGTCCGGGCGCCAGCCATCTAATTGCATTTGACGCAGGATTTCCTGCGTCTGTCGTTCAACATCTTTCCAAGTGTAATATAGTTTGTTCATATACTATTATACACTATGGGCCTAGGGTTTTGCAAGATCTTTCTGATAGATATCCATCCAATATGCAATCATTTCATCCATAAGTTGCTCGAACGTGTAGGTAGGTTCCCAATCCAACAGGCTTCTTAACTTGCTACTGTCACCACGCAGGTATGGCAACTCTTCTGGGCGCAGATATTTTTCGTTCTGTACTACATATTGGCTGTAGTCCAAATCTAATTTACCAAACACATAGTTGCACATGTCACGCACACTGCGAGTTTCACCTGTGGCTACAACCAAGTCAATAGGCTCACTATGGTTGATAATTTTGTGCATGGCACGCACATAGTCATAGCTGTGACCCCAGTCACGATAGCTGTCCATGTTGCCCATTTCTAGTTTATCTGTAAGGCCTAACTTGATTTCTACTGCACCCTTGACCACCTTGTTGGTCACAAAGTTGGATCCACGACGTGGGCTTTCGTGATTGAACAGGATACCATTGCTGGCATGTAGTTTGAAGGCTTCACGATAGTGACGCACAATGTTGTAGGCAAATACCTTGCTACAACCATAGGGACTGACCGGCTTCATGGGTGTGGTTTCACGTTGATATAAATCTTCGTCTACGCCTTTGCCAAACATTTCACTGGAACTGGCCTGGTAAAAACGTGCTTGGGGGCAGATGTTTTTGTAGGCTTCCAGGAGATTGAGAACACCAATACTGTTGGTCTGTGCTGTGAACTGTGGAATGTCACTGCTGATGCGCACATGACTCTGTGCACCAAGATTATAAATCTCGTCTGGTTTGAACATGCGGAGAGCACGTTCCAAACTGCTTTGGTCAGTAAGGTCACCATATTCCAATTCCAATGGAAGACCAGCCACACGATTGCGTTGATGTTCTACTGTGCTGTTACGACGCACAATACCAGTCACACGATAGCCAAGATCCAACAGGTGCTCGGCCAGGTAACTTCCGTCTTGTCCGGCGACTCCGGTGATAAATGCAGTTTTTTTCATAATAGTCCTGGGGTTTATTTTCCGTCAAAAATGCTGTCTGTTCTAAATGTATCAGCTTCGTAGTCAGCACCGCCACGTGGGCCTTCGCTGAACACAATGAATTCACTTTCCACGTCATCCAAATAACGTAATGCATGAATCTCATTTGGTGGTGTTGAAACCAAGTCACCCACTTCGACCATGACCATTTGGCTAGGCTCTGTAGAATCTACTGGCTTGTACCAGTATTCCATGCGACCCTTGGTCATGAGCATGTGCTGAGTTGACTCTTTGTGATAGTGATTGCCACGTAGGCTGTGTGGTTTGGTTGAAACCAAGGCCACATGATGGATCTGTGAGTTGTAAAAAATGTCGGCAATAATGCCGCGATCATCGGTATGGCGCTCAAGGCCTTCGATGTTGTCTTTGAATATGTTTACTTTTTTCATTGTGATAGGAACCTTATGTTGGGGTTGATATTTATTAGTGCTTGCTTGAGTGGCTCACTAATATTCCAGCTCAAAATCAAAGCATAGGGCTTTTCATGTTGAGCAAACTCTTGATCACTCCGCACCGGAATACGTGTGAGTGGAGTATATTTGCCTTGCTTGTGTTCGCTGGCATCAGTAACACAGTGCAGGTGTGAAGCGGTAAGTCCGTGCCAGGTCAACCAGGTATTGGCCTTGGCGGCAGCACCCACGCCAATGAATACAGCATCAGGTTCGGCTAGACGTATTTGGTAAAAGTTGGCAAGCCAGGCATCGCGTTGTTGCTCAAACTGACGTTGTAGGTTATGATAAAAATCTACACTGAATAGTCCAATTTGAGTTTCTCTAGCAATGTAATCTTCGACCACTATGGGCATGCCTGCACCTGTGCTATGGCGAGCAATCACACGGATACTGCCACCATGATAGTTGACAAGATCTACATCTTCAATTTCTAATCCAGCTGCTTGTAGTAAATTCCATGCACTTTTAACAGTGAAGTAGCTGACATGTTCGTGATATACTTGATCGGGCAAGCTACCGCGTTCAATAGTACTAAGCCAGTAAGGCAACTCAAATACAAATCGTCCGCCTGGTGCCAGCAATGCCGCGACACCCTGTGCAAAGTTTACCGGATCATTGGCATGATTAAACACGTTGTTGGCAATGATCAGGCTCGCAGGGCCATTGGTAATTTCTGCGGCTTCACCTACTGTGCGATCAAACACAGAATGTATACAGTCTACACCGCGCTCGGTTGCCAACTTGCACATGGCACCAGAACTGTCAATGCCTAACACTCGTGTAGTGTCAGACTTAAATTGGTGTACAAGATAACCATCGTTGGATCCAATCTCAACCACAAAGTCTTGATCGGGGAAACGTGCTTTCATTGTGGCAACATATTCATCCCAATGGTCTCTAGCAAATTTACTGTTGCTAGAAGTGTAACTATAGCTGTAGAGATTGTAACGATCTTCGGCATTGCTGATGTAACGTAACTGTATGCTACCCGATTCAGCATTCATCCATACTTCCAAGGGAAATACTGGCTCGCTGAGATTTACCTGTTCGGGCTTGATAAAAGTATCAGCATAAGCATGTTGCCCAAGATCTAAGATCTTGACAACAGGTCTTCCAGAAATTAAACAGCTATCAATTGATTGGCTGTGAGTCAAGCTGTGCGCCATAATAAGGTCCATTTTTAATTTCAACGATGACAGCATCGTCTATAACTTCAAGCGTGTGTCCACCACGATAGGTGGTCATGCATTCACCGGCTTCTAATACAAAAGTATCAATTACTGTGTCGTTAATATCAAACAGTTGTACTTCAACCAGTCCTGAAAATACTACCCACGATTCTTGGGTACCAATAGTGTGTCTAGCAGTGTCCACATGTTTGTGTGGATTAACACGACGTCCTTGTTTCAAGCTCATGGCCGACACCTGTAGTATTTCGTCTGCCGTGGCTGCATCTGTACGACCTGCAGTCATGTTACGGGTATCTAACACAGATACCAATAGGGAATTGTCTACTCTGCTAAAAACTTTACGATTCATCGTACCGTCACCGTTATCACGTGCATAGGGTTTTCTAACACACTGATTACCTGTGCGGCCATTGCTTCAGCAGTAGCACCACGATTAGCACTCATGGGCGATTGGAAGGCACTGGGTTCTACCACAGTCAGTTGATTTTTACTACCACGCTGTACCAATCCCTGTACAAATTCGCTGGTGGCTCTCTTGCTCATATTGTAGGTCAATCTAGGGAGGTTAACTTCGGGCCAACTGGTCCATCTTGCAGCATAACTGGATACCACTATAATGCGTTGATCTGTGGACACATCATTTAACTGCCCGACCAGATAGCAAGGGCCAACTGTATTGGTCATCCACATGCTCCAAGTATCTGTGCTGATTTCACCTGCGGTTATGATCACACTATCATAGGTGGCCAACTCCGGCACCAGTTGATTGCATTGCTCTCGGTCAGTGATATCAAAAGTGCTGTGTGCGTAAATTTGCACATTGCCTGTGTACTGATTGGCAATAGCCTGTGCAAGAGTGCCGCCGCCGACAATGGCTAATCTACTAGGCATTGTCCTTGACAATACGTGTAGTGTTGGTGATAGGATCTCGAACAGTATGGAACTGAATCATCTGTTGATTGATATCGTTTTCTTTGAGTTTGGCCCAAGGATCTTGTTGATTCATTTTGACTCGTTGCCACCAGTCAATGCTCATACCTACACTCAACATGTGTTCGGCCAACTTGTCGCTGTCTTCGATGCGTCGTTGGATACGTGGCTGATGATGAAAATCTCTAGGATCTAACGGGTTTCCTTCAAAACGCATTTTGTTCTTACTGGTAGCATCTTCCTCTCCAGTAAGATCAGACTGATCATGCGTAACGTCGATTTCGATAATTTTCATTAGGTCTAACATGTAGGCAATTTGACTTGCTTCAGCGTCGATCATTTGATGTAAACTGATATAACCTAAAGTTTCTACCCAAGCAGCTGGAACAATAGGAAAAATACTGTAAGGATGATCGTTGTGTGTATGTACTTTGAGCAGTTTAAACTCACCAGTGCAGGCCGTAATAACAGTGTCCCAATCTTGAGTATTCATTATAGCATCATCGTTCCAGACAAAAATCCAATCAGCATCAGCTGATTCAGCCAAGGTATTGTAGTAACGATTAAGCGCAGCATACCCCAATCGATCAAATCCCATGACCGAGTAGTCTACTCCGGATTCATCTAACCAGGGTTCAATTTCGTCGTTAAAATAGTTTAATCCTATTTCGTCGTCATGGTCGAAACCCATAAGCAACTGTATATCCGCTAGGTTTTTGGTCTTGCTGATAATACTGGTTACACTACGTTTGAGTGAGTCTGTGCGTCCACGTGTGGGTAAAAGTATTGCAATTTTGTATGTTTTAGTCATGGTGAGATATTTATAGACGTATATTATGGCTGTTAAAATTATTCAAACAGCTCCTCATTCCACTCGCGATGCCCTTCACGGAATGCCATGTTGCTTTGTGTTTCACGTACTTCAACACGATAGCACCATAAACGATCTGCTTCGGCTTGACCCCACATGTCGGGGATATAAACACCGTTTACATATTTGTAAAGCTGATCAGCCAGACCTTCGCAACCTAGTTTGGGCAGGATAGTTAGTTTGGCCAGATTCTTTTCTTGTAATAACTTGTATGTTGCAAGCTCGGGATCATCTTCTGCTACCAATAAGGTATGGTCAAATTGGCTTTCTAATACGTTTTTAAGTTCTTTGAGTCCGCCGTAGTCGGCAGCCCAGTTACGCACATCTAAGTCGTCTGTGCCAAAGTAAAACTTCATGCTAAATGAATAGCCGTGAATTAGATTACAGTGACTATCTGCCCGCCATTGGCGATAGGCGCAGGGAAATGCGTCGTGATATTCTTTTGTGCTTGTGTACTTGTATTGTCTTGCTTGATTCATGCTGTTTCTCCTATGTTAATTATAGCATAGGCGGCAGAGTTTGTATAGCGGGATGACACCGAAAGGCCGCTGAACTACTATTTACTTTGTTCTTGTGGTGCAGGTGGATTTGTTGGTTGATCACCTTTTCTTATTTTTTCAATCATTGGATCAAAATAGGGTTTATTGATTGTTTCGTCGGCTACATTCCATCCGATAGCACTGAAGAATCCTACTATTAACCAAGTTCCTATTAGTTCAATGATCATTTTTTGTAATTGCCTTTGCCCGGTATTGTATTTCGTACACCGCCCACCGGATCCGGGACATCGCCCGCTCTACGTGGAATAAGATGAATATGGGGATACATAACAGTTTGTCCAGCAACCGCGCCGCTGTTAAAACCAATGTTGAAACCATCACACTCTCCTTGCTCGACCATATGATTGCCATCAGCTAACGCCTCTTCCATGGCTCGCACAATCCAGTTAGGATTGTCGTCCTTGGGTACATATAATCTATGTCCGGGAGTACATGGGTACCGATCCAAATATACTGCAACCAAAGGACGATCTTTTATTTTGTTGTCCCAAGGTGCTATACCTGCAGATTGTGCGTCTAGTAATGTTGTCATATTAATCAAATGTATATCTGTATTCGGCCATTGCACTGCGTCTTAACACAACTGTTTTTTTCATGGCCGTTGCCGATAATAATTGATCATACTACTATTATAGCAGACCCGCTATTTTGAGTCAAACTGCCGGATGTGTCTTTTTTACAACAGAATTTTAGTCTCGTTGCCCTCGCAACCAAGTATCTACACGCTGTTCAGCTTCGGCTTGACTGATAGCCGGAACCAATAGTTCCACAGGACCGCCCATGGTGTGTGACATGGTATAAGGAATAGGATTACCATCAAACACTATGTCCGCCATGTCGCGGAATACCAAAAACTCTTGTAAGTTTTTGGCTCGTTCAATTGCTCGATTGGCTATTACGCTTACGTCGTTCATCTTTTTTCTCCTTTACCCATTGTTCGGTATCAACCATTGTGTGATATCCCATACGATAACACGCACAGTAACGGCCCAGTATCCATCGGGCCAATCGTATGCGCCAACTCTTAGGTATCATACAAACACTTCCTCTTGTAAATATCGCTTTAATTCTTTATCTGTGGGCTCTACTGAATAGTTGTTCTTGAAAAATATCTCGTAACTGTCCGAACCATATTTTCCTATACCGTATAACTTGGTAGCA